GACCGGAGGTGATTCCAAAAGTGATGCTACTTCTATTTGAAACCGAGACAAGCAAAGAGTTACCCAATTCACTCCCATCACTTGATGAAGTTCCTGCATCACCACCTGCAAATTTAGCAACAAAGTGGCTACCTTGCCAATCACTTTCAGTTGTCGTAGATTTACTGTTATAATCATTAACATTTTTAATTAAAACAGCCGTATCAGTGGCTGCATTAAGACCGTTATCTACAACTCGAACAAGATTTAAGGACGAAGCATAGGTCAGGTAGTTTGCTGCGGTAAACCAATAATCTTTATTTGCAGTGGTCGGTCCGCCAAACTTTTCTCTTAAATCATCAAATGATCCAACAAACATATTGTTTGGAACATTAGAAACATTCGATTCATAAGAAGGATCAACTCCATAAATAAGAGTTCCCTTTAATTTTGATTTAGAGCCAATAAGTGACTGAGTCTCTACATATGGTGCTACTC